CGATAGTCTTCTGAATGAAGTTGCCTAGCTTCTCTAGGTCAGGGCTCTCGACGTCTCCGTGTCTCAGTTGCGGAAGCTCTTCGAGATCCCATCCGTTCAGTTGCGCCAGCGCCGGCACGGCCTGCCGATTCATCACCCCGCAGATGATGTCCATGATCCCGCCGAGCACCACGCCGAATTGGTCCGTGCGGTCGGAGGAAAGCGACCAACTTCCAGTGTCGCCCGTCCCGAGCATCATCCAGTCAGCGAGCACCGCGCGCAGCATGTTCGTCTGGTGGCGCTTGATCATGGCGTCGACGTCGACCGAGCCCTTGCCTCCACCGCCCACGCTCAGAAGCTCGAGCTTGTACATCTGCTGATTCGTGTCTAGGTCGTACTGCATCGGCATAACGATGCCTGACTGTTCGTCAACCCGAAGGTTCTCCACGATCTGACGCGCGCGCGTGTAGACGGCCCGCTCTACTGCACTCGCATCGCTTCGCATATACTCGGCCGGAATGTACATGACCGGGATGCCTGCAAGGTTGCGCTCCGCACCGATCGCCGCGATTGCCGTGAGCCGCTTGGCGAGGTAGTAGTCCTGATACGCCGAGCGCAGGATGGAGCGGCCCTCCGGGTTATCGCGCTCAACGTCCATCCTAAAATTCAGGATCTTGTCCATGGGGATTTCGACGCGCGAGTAGATCGGAGGCGGCATCTGGACGAGCCCGATAAGCTCTCGGCTCTCGTCGTCATAGAGCCATTGCCATACGGAGTCTTGCGCACGCAGCGCGATCTTGCGCCATCCGATCAGCCCATCATCGAACTTGCTGCGGCGCGTGATGTCCCTGGACCAGCCACGCCGAACCTTCATCGTGACTTCCATCGGCGCATAGCCATACGTCAGCATGGAAGCGATCTCGCTGATCGTCTCGGACCACGAATGCTCCATGTCCTCGAGCGAGTTGTCCAGCCACTCGGCTTGCTCTTGACTCTTGGCTGAGCCGGAGACTGGCTCAAATCGCCAAGTGACTTGCTGCAGCAACCGCTTGACCAGCTGCAGGAACGCCCCGATGTCGGCGCTGTTGTCCACCATCTCTCGGTAGATGCGCGCGCCCTTCTGCCCGCGAAGGTCTTGGATGAACTCTTCCTGCAGGAATCCGCTGATTTGCCTGAGGCCCGAGTAGCCTACTTCTTCGTAGGGCGAGAACGTGGCGCGTTTCTCGGCGCGAAGCACGATCGCATGGTCTTCGGCCTTCCTGATCGGAACCGCCTCGAGCACGGGTGGATCGCGCCGCGCCAGAACCTTCGACATGCTGCCGACCCTGTAGCCCTTGCGCGCGATTCCCTTAGGCCAAGCCATTTGTCACCATCCACTCGGCGCGACTCGGCGCCCCTGTCGTGACTGCTCGCTGATCGATCCGTCCTGATCGAGAACGGCGCCTTCGTGATCGGACTCGCCACCGTCCTTTTCCGGCCTAGACTCCCTGCGCATTAGCGACTCGGCAAGATGCTTGGACCGCTTGCCCGCGTAGCCGATTCCGACCCCTGAGCCTAGATGCGGACGCGCCTTGCGGGCCTGCTCGGTGGCGTAGCGCAGCGAGTCGATCGTATGGTTCTTCGTGTCCTCGAGCTTCGGCAGAACCTGCCCCGTGAGCTTGTCTGTTTTGTAGCGGTAGAGCGTTAGCTCATCGATGACGTGCCGGCAGCTTGGATGCACCACGATCTCGAAGGACTGCAGGAAGGCGACCCCTTCCTCCACGCTCCTAGGCCCCTTGTTCGCCGGCCGGATCTTCGGGTAGCCGTGCCGGCGCAGGTAGCTGATCGTCTCCGGACGAGCGCTGTCTGCCGTGATCGTCCAGGCTCGAGCTATGCCGTTCTCGATCCTATCGAAGAGCGCCGGAGTAGCATCGATCTCCACGCCTACCCCGTAGGCCTCGCGGTCGACCATGAGCTTGCGGCCGTCGATCCAGCAGCGCACGAGACACGTCGGGTCCTTGGCGAAGCCCCAATCTCCTCCGAAGTAGAACACCACGTCTTCTGGGGTTTCGAAGTCCTCGATCCGCCAGTTCGTGAAAACGGTCGCTTCGGTCCTGTCTTCGTAGCCGCCGAGCCAAACGTGAGCGTACTTGTGCGGGTCGTTCCGCCGGTCCCACTCCATTTCGTCAGCAAGGACTTCGGGAAACCAAGGGTTGTGCTGCCAGTTGGCCTGCACCACGATCGCGCCCGTTGGAGGCTTCACCTCCGATTGGAAGGCGTCACCCTTACGGCCCCTCAGGAACAGGTCGACCGGGTCCTGAGTCGTCCGCGGGTTCCACGTGAACCAGATTTCGGAGCCCGGCTTGCGGATGGTCGGGCGCAGTAGGTCGAGCGAGCGCTGCGAGAGAACCTGAGCTTCCTCTACCCACGCCCCGTCATAGCCTTCGAGGCTCTTGATGCTCTCGGCGTTGTGCGCCTGCATGCCCTGGAAGATGATCACGCCGCCGCCTGGAGTCTCGATGTGCGTGTTCAGCGAGCGGAAGGCGTAGCCAAGGTTATAGGCCCTGATCTTGTCGTCCAGAAGGCGCTTAACGGACTCCTGTAGGGTGCGCTGGTACTCACGGACGCAGGCCCAACGCGTACCGAGATGCATCAGGCAGCGCTCGAGCAGCATTTCCGCGAAGGTGTGGCTCTTCGCGCTACCGCGGCCACCGAAGGCGCCCTTGTAGCGGGCCGGCTTCAGGAGCGGGAGGTAGACGTCTGGGGTCTCGAGGCTAAGCGTTCTTGCCACGCTTCCCGCCCTTGATGATCACGCGTTCGATCCGGGTGATGCCTTCCACGGGAATCGGCCCACCGTCTGGGCCAGTAAGCTCCTTACGCTCTATAAACTTCAGGCCTGCATGCAGCCCTGCTAGCTTCAGCGGCTGCGGCTTGTCCCAGAGCTTTATTTCTACCTCTCGGACGGTGTCCCCGCCCTTGGACGTGATGATCCTGTGTTTGATCGAGGACACGGCACGCCACGCGTCGTTAGGGGCTCCAGCCAGTAGCTCGAGCTTGCCTGTCGTCTCGTCTACCTCGAAGTGCCTGACGTCCGAGAAAGAGAGCAGCGCAAGCTCGTGAAGCACGCGCTCTTGGGTGATTTCGCCCTTCTCCAGTTTGACGGCAGTGCCGGACTCTACAGCGGCGGCCACGTTAGCATTGGTTAACAGTCGATGGCCCTGCACCTTAGCGCCGTTCTTGCTGTACCCGCAGCGGATGGCGGCCTGCGTGGCGTTCAGGTCGATCAGGTATTCGCGGACAAACGCCGCCTGTTTCTTGGTCAGTCCTGTGCTGGCGCGGCGCTTGTCCACGGTGTCTGAGGCTCCTACTTCTTGGGCTTGACCTTTGCGGCCGCAGACTCGCCACCGCCAGCTATCGTGATGACCAGCTGAGTGGTTCCGGGGACTGCCGGCAGGGCAGGGACGGTGCCGCAGGCGACGGGGGACGGGGCGGACTTGCCGGCGACGTTGAAGGATAGGATGCGGTAGCAGACCGGAGTGCCCGGAGCGAGCGGCTGGTCGACGTAGCTCAGGACTCCGGCGCCGACCGAGCCCACCTCTGCGAAGGTGCCCGTCTGGGAGTCGCTTCGCTCGATCTTGAAGCCGTCCTCGTTGTCGGAGTTGTCGACCCACGTCAAGGTAGCCTTGAACGCGTTCGCCTGAGCCTGCGAGGCTCGAGGCGCGGCGAGGAATAGCAGGACGACTGCAGCAAGCGCGACGAACGTCTTCATGGCTTTACCTCCACGGCTATTGATGGCTGGCCCGGTACAGCAGGGAATCCGCAGCCGGGCTCAGGTAGGCTACGCAGCCGCACGTATTCGCGCGACCACGTGTAGTTCTGGTTGAAGTGCTTCCCGTCGAAGTCCAAGAAGCTCATGCCGGTCGCCACCGACGTGCTGAAGAGTGCGTCAGCGTGATCACGGTAGGTGGCGTTGTGGCACTCCGAGCCTTGAGTCATGTAGAGCCATTGGTAGATGGCAGGAAAGATCAGGTTCAGGTCGACCGTGCTCGCCGGGTTTCCAGACGGCATCGCAACGTTCCATGTCGGATCGTTCGGATCGTCCTTGCAGTTCTCGTAGAAAAAGACGTTCTGGCCGTTAACGCGGGCGTTGTCCCAAAGCCAGTCAGCCACCGTCTTGACCATGCTGTAGATCGCCGGCCTGTCCAAGCCAGTATCCTCGGTGTACTGAATCAGGCTATAGGCACCGATCGCGTACATGAAGGGTTGGTGATACCACTTGCCAAGGCATGCCGGAGGATGAACCGTGCTCGACGTCGGCGCTCGATATGTCTTCGAGACGATGAACTGATCGAGGAACGAGAGAATCTGATTCTTGATGACCGTGCGCTTGGTGGCCGGAGTGACTGTCACCCCAAGCGCCTGAGCTTCCAGCACCGTTCGCAGGCAATAGGCTGACTCTCGTATCCGCTCCGGATTCGTGGTGATGTAGTCAGTCCCGCCGCCGCCGCCACAGTAGGCCGCCCCGCGGCCGATCAGGTCGATCAGGTGATAGCCGGCCAAGTAGGCTACGCCCTTGCGCGACTCCACCTCCGCCGTTCTCTGGTAGTGCAGCCGCATCCCTGTGGCGAAGTTGTTATATCCAGGCAGCGAACCATTGTTCGGAATCAGATAGGCGTCACGATAGACGTCGTTTGCCGTGTCAACGCAGGCATACCAGCTTGCCGGGTTTCCGCCGTCTGCTACAACCTGCTCGGCGATCTTTCCCATACTCCAAGCGCCATCGTAGTAGGTGCCAAAGTTAACGCCCTGCGTCACGAATCGCGAACAGGCGAGCGCACCAGAAGACAGAGCTTTGGACTTGTACGTCGCTAGATTGGGTATCGGTGGCTGCGCCTGAGCGAATGCCTCGGCAGCAACCGCGAGGATTACGAGCGTCA